GAACTCGGGGACGTTCTCGATGGTGATGCGGCGGACGTGCTTGTTGTCCACGAACTTCCAGATCTCGTTCGGCTGCGACCGGAGCTGGTTCGACCTCGGCTTGCCTCCCTTCGCCCTGGAGTGGTGCGTACAGGACGGCGAGGCGTGAAGGTGGTCTATCACGTCCGCGTCGATGTCGTCCGGCGTGATCGCCTCGATGTCGGCCTGCATAGCGATCACGTTCGGGTGGTTAGCCCGCATGGTTTCGATCGCCCGCAGCCAATGGTTGATGGCGATTTCACGGTACGGCAGACGGAGTTCTTGGAACGCTTCATGGAAGCCGGTTGACATTCCGCCACATCCGCAGTACATATCGACAAAGACGATCATTCCTGTTCCTCCGTGCTGGACTTGGGAGCGCGTTTCTTCCATCCGTACTTGCGGCGGTTGTATGCGGCGTGTTGCGAGAACGGGAATCTGGACAACCCACATGGTGTCGTGTCCAGGCGTGCGCGGAGGCTCGCCGGCGATGAACACGGAATCCTCGGTAGTGAGATTCTCCACGATCTGCTTTGCGTGGTTGGCGTCGCGGACCTCTGACGGCGTTTCGCGTCCGTCGCTCATGGTGTAGACGAACGGACGGATTTCGCGCATTCCGTCTTTTGCCGGCATGGCTACTGCTTCAATGGTGACTAGCATTTCAAGGCTCCCCGTACTCGTCAAGGTTCAGCCCCATCGCAACATACTTGTTGGCTATGTCGCTCGTCGGGGAATTTGCCTTGCCCATGTCGCGCTGGATAGCCACGTTCCGGCGCGCAAAGTACATCCTCATTCCCTTGCCGAGAATGTCCCTGTTGAGAAAATGGTCGCCGATTCGCATCTTCCCGACGCTTCGCGCCGTCTCGACGGCCTCAAACGCGAACATCATCCGCTTCATGCCGTTGCGCGAAAGCGCGTAGCACCCGAGCGAGTAGAGCGCATCGAACTCCGCCCATTGCTCGTTGACCTTGCGCTCGTCACGCCACTTCGCCATGACTTCGGCGTTGACTGTTCCTTCCTTCCAATACTTGAAGAACGAATCGAGCAGGGCAACGTCGTAGTCATCCGGCAGCGCCCGCACGATCTTGTCAACTTCTGTCAGGTCCTTCAGGAAGCGCATATCGTCCTCCATGATAAGCGCGTGTTCGCACCCGAGGTGATACGCCGTCGCGATCGCACGGTAGTGGCCCATAGACGAATTGAGCCACCCGCCATGCTCCAGGCACGGAATATGGGTTATGTGCCGAAGAAACGTCTTGTAAAGCGGCGACGGAAACTGCCACAGTCTATCCGCATCGGCAAGCCCGACACGCGCAAGCTCCTGTTCCATCGAAGGGACGCGCGTGTCTTTGTTGCCCGTGAAGTAAAGCACGGTCTTTCGGTCGAACCTGCCCCAGCATGTCAGTTCTCGTGACATAGATCACCTCTTTCCTCTGGCCGTCCAAGCGGCTGGTTGCCCTCCAGCACGTCGATCACGCGCAGAAGGACGGCTATTGAGTCGTAGCATTCTTCTATGGCTTGTGCCTTGTTGCCGTCTGAAATCGCACAAAGCACCTCCCATTTCTCTTCGTCGAGCAAGTTGCTCCACAATACATTGCCACGGCTGGCGTCATTCGAATTGTTGTTGCGAATGTCCCGCAAGAAGTCGTTTAACAACGCGCGGTCTAAATCTTCGTCAATCGAATTGTTTGGCAACTGGCTTGCAATAAGCCCATCGCAGAAGTACGGATGCTTCTCGCGTGCGTGGAAGTAATGGCGCTCGATTGCGCCGACGGTCTTTCCGTCTAGGTCAGTCTCAATTCGCATTGGTTGAATCCTTGTTGGTTGTTTGGGGTGAAAATTTTTGAAAGGCATTCCAGGCGTTCGGCCGTTATCCATTCCTCGCGCAGCTCGTCGTCCTTGCCCCATTCAAGAAGATACTCGATCTGGCCGGACGCGCGGACGGTGATTGCGGTGCAGACGGTTTTCCATTTCGGATCGCCGAACAGGAGAACGGTGTCGCCGATGGAGATTTTAGTCGTGATTGTCATGGTGGAAATGCCCTGCCGCCGCGCTAGGACACGACGGCAGGGCGTGATTGCTATTCGAAGATGATCCAGTCATTCGAGGCCAAGTCAGCCTGCGACGCAAGCCAACCGATCTGAATGCCAGTCTCGCCGGTCTTGCGATTGGTGTAATGGAACACGAATGCGTGGGATGTGCTTTCGATCATGATGTCGCCGGAACCATTGTCGGGGAACAGGACGGCGCATTCCCTATATTCGACATACTGGCCTGCGCCGTTCCAGTTCTGGCGTTGAATCTTCTTGCCTTGGTATCGGCAAGCTTCAATCGCCTGTCCGAATGTCAGAGTACCCATTACTTCGCTCCCTTCTTGACTAGCTGCGCGACGTTCTTGTTTGTGAGGCCGTTGATCGCCCACTGGAGCATGAAGCCGAGGTTCTGCCACAGCTTGACATCGAGCCGCTTGGCGCACGTCTCGGCACCGATGACCGGGGAGTAGTTCTTCGGGTCAACGCATGTGGACGTGTCGATCGCTGTGAATCCTGTCGGGTATTCGCGCGCCAGGACGGTGACAGGCTTTTCGTTATGGACCGCGATGGTCTTGACACACTTGAAGCTCATGTCAACAAACTTCTTCACGTCGCCTTCCGTGATCCGTGTGCCGTTCTCAAGCTGGAATCCCTGCTTCTCGAACTGCGCCTTGGGGCACCACGAAATGTAGCCGTCCGGGTATTTCACCAGATAGCCCTTGTCCTTCGGGTTCTCGTTGGCCGGATTCTCCCAGCCACGCTTCTTGTTGTACGCGCCTCGCGTCATCGGCATCGCCTCGACGAGGTGGCATCGAATGTACTTCTTCATTTGATTACTCCTTGTTTATCCTCCGTCACCGTGACGGAGAAATCGTTATTCGACGGAGTGTCCGCCGTCGGACAGGACGAGGCAGACGGTCGCATCGCCGCTATCTCGCCCGAGGCACAGCGTGTCGATACGCGCATTCCAGAGGCCGTGATTATCGCAACGCGGATTCCACGGGGCGGTAGTAAGCTGCTCGATCGGCAGCGTGACCGGCTCGGACTTGGGCCAGTTCATCTTCTCCGGCTTCTTGGCCGGTTCCTTCTGTGCTTTCTTTTTCATTTGTGGTTTTTCCTTTTCAGGGTTTACAAGTAGTCATCATCGGATAGCGGCTTCTCGGCGTATTGCGGACACGCCGAATATCCGCGCTGCGGGTACCATGCCGCGTTGCGATTCTTGCAATCGCTGGCGAACGGCGGCGGCAAGGGTTCCTGCTCGTAGTGTGCGCACGTCTTGCATGAGCGTATCGCCTCCCAACTATAAATCTTTTTCTTCATCTTCCTTGTCGAAGAACTCGCCCAGATCGAAGCGGAACGCCTTGATGATTCGGGCGACGATGAACGGCGTCAAAAGGCCGATGTAGAACATGACGATTCCGGTAAAGACGATCAACAGGACCGCAAGCCCGGCATCCATCTTGGTCGAAAGCTCCTGTGCAATCTGTTCCATCATGCACGACCTTTCATGCGGCGGCGTTCCATGCCTACGGCAAAGGAGGTCACGCCGTTTGCAATGTTGAACGCATTGTAGCGCAAGCTGCCTTTCATGCAGTCCTCGCTGATGTGGTGTTCTTCGTCCTTGATCACACGTCCGTCGAGATATACGACAACCTCAACAACGTGGTCGGTGTCACACTTGCGCTTGAACCGCGCAAGGATCCATTTTATGATGTTCAACTTCTTCATGTGCTTTCTCCGTTTTCGGGTAGTTCAGTAATGGAAATCAAAACACCGTGTTTCTCTTCGGGTGCGAGCCAGACCTTCTCCAAGACTTCGCGGCAAGAAAGCGCATCGTCCTTCCAGAATCCGCAACGTGTCATACAGTCTTCAAGGGTCTTTATCATGTTCGTCAAGTCCGGCCTTGTGGTCTTGAACAAGCCCTTCGCGCCCTTGGGCTTGCAGAAAATCCACTTCGTCATAAGGCAGACAGGGCAATCCCACGGCTCTTTAGGGGCAAAACGCTTAAGGCGAGAAATGTATTTCGCCTCCAGGTCGCGGAGTTCCGGGGACTTGTAAATTTGCGCATGTCCGTTTACAACACGTGCCTTTATTCCGTTCTGGTGCGTGATCGTCGGCGGGTTAGGCTCGAAGTTCAGAAAGAACGCGATACGCTTCATTTCTCTTCTACCTTCTCGGTGAGGATTACGCCGTGCTTCACTTCCCAGCCGATCTTCTTGCACCAACGGAGAATCGTGCGCTCGGACTTCTTCGTGAGGTTCGCCGCCTTGTCCATCGTCCATGTGACGTTCGGATCGAAAAGCACCTGCTGGCGGAATGTCTCAAACGGCGTCATCTTCTCCTTCTTCTCCTTGCGGTATGAAGTCCGGCGCCCGGAGAACTCTTCACCTTCGGGTGCGCAATCGTCGAGAAGTCCGTCGTCGTCGAGAAGGTGGACGGGGAAGCGAAACCACATGTTCTGCTCCTTCATGGCGGGGAACTCGCGGAGCGTGAAGGATGCTCGCCAGCCGGAAATCCGTTCAAGCTCCGTGCGAACCTTCGCCCTTGCCTCGCGGATGTGCATGAGCGCGTCCTCGTCGAAGTCGCATTTCTGGACGGCGGCGATGAAGCGGTCTGCCACAAGCTGATCGTCCTCGCCGATCCTGTCCAGCCATTCGTTGTCGTAGGCGTACTGCTTGGCCGTCTCGCGGATGGCGTCGCATTCGGCGTTGTTGGAGAACACCTTGCGGGCTGATTCCGATTCAAGCAGCAGAAGGTCGATGAGCGCGTCCGGGTCGCGCGCGAACACTCCGGAGCCGGACGCGCGGTCCATCGAGCGCTTTCCGCCCTGCGCTCCCTTGGAATGGTGGTGGCAGAAGACTAGCGTTGCGTTGCAGTCCCTGGCGATGCGGTCGAGGTGGCGGCAGAACTCCGACATTTCGGCTGCGCTGTTCTCGTCTCCCGTGAGAACCTTGTAGGCAGGGTCGAGGATGATGAGCGAATATCCTCCGGCAGCGACGCAACGGCGGATGAGACGCGGGGAAAGCTTGTCGAGCGGCATTGTCCGTCCGCGCAGATGCCAGAACGAAAGCATGTCCGAATGTGCGGGGGCGACGCCGAGCGCCTTGTAAACGTCGAAGAATCGGTTGATGCACGAATTGCGGTCAACCTCGAAGTTGCAGTAGAGGACGCGCCCAGGGCGGCACTTGTGCCCGAGCCATTGCGCACCTTCGGCGACGGCGATTGCAAGCTCAATGAGAAGGTAGGATTTTCCGGCCTTGGACGGACCGGCTATGCACATCTTGTGGCCCACGCGCAAGATTCCCTCGATCTGCTCCGGCGCAAGGGCTGGGCGTTCCTTGAAGTCGCAGAGGGTTTCAAACTCCGGCAGATCGTCGTTGAGGTCGCGAATCCAGTCCTCCCATTCCTCCCACGACGCCTTGCCGCATGTGCGGTCAATGATAAACTGCTTCTTGCCCTTGCGCATGAGGCCGGGCATACGCGAATAGCGGGACGGATTGCGGTTCTGCCTGTCAACAGGCAATCCGTTCTTCGCGCAGACCTCAAACAGGAAGTCCACTCGCTTGTGGTACTCGTCGAGATCGGACGCGAACACCTTTACGATGGCGTGGGCGGATTTGCCGCCGCTGTGGACGATGCAGGCGCACGGCAGTTCGAGCTTGTGGTAGATTGCCACCTGCTTTTCGATGTCCATGCCGTCCGATTCGACGAGCGCATAGCGGAAGTCCGTCACGTTCACGTCCTTCACGCCCTTGCCGTCGAGCGGGTTTATGCGGATGTAGCCGCCGGATTCCTCGTTCGGCGTTCCGAGCGCGTTGTCGAGCCGTCCCTTTTTCAGCTCCTTCAGGATTTCGGCAACGGTTCTGTCGTACACGCCGCGCGACGGAATCCAGCGGTCATCCTTCTGGAACGGGTTGACGCAGTAGCCGATAACGTCCTCCGGCGTGAAGAGGATGTTCAAATATTCCGTCAGCTCCTTGCATGGATCCCACTTGGACGGCTCTTCGACTACCTCATCTTCAAGCCATTCGGGGTTCACAACCTTAAGGTCATCTTCCGCGATCTGGGAATCCCACGAAAGCGGGACGGAATCGACAACGCCAAGATGCGCGGAAGATTCCTCCCAATGAAGGGGTGAACGCTGGCCGAAGGATATTGCCTCCGCCCATTTGCGCCGGGCTTCGGCCTTGTTGATCGAAAGCGAGACGGCAACCTGTCCCAGACGGTCGCATTCGTCGGATGTGAGCGCACCCGTGGCGAGATGCCCGCCGGCGCGGCGTCCGATGTCGCGCAGGCACTTGTGCATCTGCCCTTGCACCATTCCGTCCACGAGGTTCTTCTCTACTGATTCATAGCATGTCATGGCACGTAAGTTTCTGGATTGATTCCGGCGGGTATGCGCCATTGACAGACGATGATGCGCTGGGTCATCTTTTGCGCCTGCGCTTTCGTCCACTTGGCGACGTTGCGGAATCCCTTGGATTCAAGGAAACGAATCTGCTTGGGCGTCGAAAGCCCGGCAGCGCGTCTGGCGTCGTGCTGCTTTATGAGCAGTTCCGCTTCGCCGAACGTGGCGGGTGCGCCGAATCCGAGACGCTCCAGCTGGTCAAGCTGCTGCATCGTCGGGTTTCCGGCATCGCGGTCGGTAAGCGGCTGGTAGTTGGTGAGGTTCACATCCTGCACGGAGTAGGCATACTGGAGCGGATCAACAAGCCCGGCCTTGCGGCGGCGCATCTTCTCCAGCCGTTCGGCAAGCGCCTTTTCGCGCTTCTGGACGGTTTCGGATTCCGCGTCGGCGAGAGCTTCCGCGCTGATGTCCACTTCGCCCTGTGCCTTCTCCTGTTTCTCCGTCATGATGGCGGCGACTTCGTCATCGTCCGTCAAGAGGCAAGCGGGGCGGCACAGGTCGTGCGTCTGCGTCATCCATAGGAAGTCGAGCAGAAGAAGGTTGTTCTTGTCGTGACATAGACGCGTTCCTCTACCAACCATCTGGACAAACAGCGCACGAACCTTTGTTGCCCGGAGAACAACAATGCAATCACAAGACGGCTCGTCATATCCTTCCGTAAGGAGCATGGAATTGAGAAGCACACATCCTTTCGGCGCACGCGAAAACCAATCCAAGGTCTCTCGCCTGTCTTCGGATTCCCCGTTGACTTCTTTAACATCGTGAAATCCCTGTTCAGCAAAGATCGCAAGTATCTTCTTTGAAGTGGCGATAAGCGGAGTGAATACGATTGTCTTTCTCTCACGGCAACGCTCCATTATCTCGCGGCAAATCTGGCGAAGGTATGGTTCGAGCGCAGAGCCAAGCCCTGCAAGCTGATAGTCGCCGCCCTGCTTGGCGACGCCGGAAAGGTCGATCTGCAACGGAACGGTCTGGGCGCGGATCGGGCACAGATACCCGTCTTGGATAGCCTGGACGATGCTGTACTCAAAAGCGATCTTCTCAAAAACCTCTCCAAGGGAACGGAGGTCGCCGCGATCGGGCGTGGCGGTGACGCCGAGGAGGTGGGCGTCGGGGAAGTGGTCGATGACGGCGCGGTAGGTGTCGGCAAGTGCATGATGAGCCTCGTCTATTACCACTAGGGAAAATTCGTTATGAGCAAAACGCTTAAGACGGGCGGGTGACTTCATCGACTGGACGGAGCCGACAACGACCGTGTAGGGCGGCTCGTCGTAGTTCACGTCGGAAGTCTCTTCGGCCTTTTCAAGCCCCGCCACGATTCCAGTTGCGGTGCGGAGCTTGTCAATCGCCTGCTGGAGCAGTTCGCCGCGATGGGCGAGGATGAGAACGCGGCCGCCGCGTTTCACCTCGCGCGCGGCGAGGTGCGAGAAGATGATGGTCTTCCCGCAATTGTGCGTGACCGTAAAATCGTCAAGAAGATAGCGGTTGTCTCCGTCAACCGTGAAACCGAAATACTCCCTGACCCCTACGGGGCGGACAGAGAATCCAGTACGCAGCACGGATTTCTTCTGAAGCCTTGCCGGAAACCTGCGCCTTGCAACGCGAGTCGGAACAATAGACAGGTCTCCGCTTATAGAGATTCTGTAGTACGTTCCTCTGAATCCAATGCTCTTGATTGACTTTTCGCAAGCATGAGAATACGCAGCCAGACCTAATGACCTGCAAAGAAAGCAAATGTCGTCTGCGAGACGGAGTGATTTTGTGATGTAATCACAACTTCCCCTGCTTGACTTCGATCCGTCTGTGTCAATTAGCCCCGCCAACAACTCAAGGCGATAAAATGCAGAAGCCGTCAAGTACTGATGCGGAATATGCTTGTCGCCGCTGCCGCAACCTAAAAGACCTATCTGCGCAAGCATCCTGCGTAAACGCGACCCGTTGCATCCGATCTCTCCCGTTTGGAATATCCACGTATTAGCAAGACCGGCGGGTTCCGCACGAAGCGTATAACCAAGAGAGGTCGCATACGAACGCAATTCAGCAAGCACTTCCGGTTCTGCGGTCGTGACATTTATGGAGTGCTTCAACCCCCCATCGCCCAACAACACGCCGACAACGTACGGCGGTATTGGCAACAACGCCTTTTCCACCGGGAAGTCAAGCATGTCAGCACGAAACAACTTGTGCTGGTGCTTAAATGTCCTCGACTTGCGAACGTAATCCCTCACGGAAACATCCACGACCTTACCGCCAGCCTTCGAGGGAAAGCTGTCGCGTTTTACGGTCGTTTTCACAAGCGACAATAGATGATCTTCCGTAACGACAAAAGGCGAGCCCTTTGTCGGCATGACTTCATAGCAATTCTTCTCGCCATGATGTACTGCGAGAACGCACCGAGGTTTTCCGTCTGCTCCAAGCAGGCTGTCGCCTACGCGAACGTTCTCGACGCGAACGGGGCGACCGTCGGCGGAAAGAACTCTTCCGCCGACGGCGTGGCACCCCGTCGCAAGGACGATCAGACAGGAGCTGACTTCCGAGAAAGCCTGCTCTACTGCCTGAACGGCCTCTGTCTGATAGGGGCGGAGCGTCATTCGTAATCGTCCTCGTCGCCCGGTTCGCCGTCGCCTCCCGTGGACTCTGGAGCGGGGTCAAGCCACTTCTTTACGGCGTTGGTGGTCCTTTCCTCGCCGTCGCTGGCCTTGTACTTGCGCTTGCCGATGAGCGCACGGCCAGTCGCGCCCTCCACGCTGTCCCAAGGCATCTTCTTCGTGCCGTCGCCGTGCTTGCGCAAGCCAAGGCATGTGAAGAACTGGAACAGCTGCCACTTGTTCCCCGCGTGCAGGAACAGGCTTTCGCGGAAGTATGCCGCATCGCCATCGTCCGTCTTGACGAGAAGCTGGAGTTTTGCGACAGGGCACGACGGCATTGTGCCGTTCGGCTTCGCCACATACTGATCCTTCTCGAACTTCTTGATGGTGAAAGTGTATTCACCTTCCGGCAGCAGAATGAAATCGTTTTCCTTCTGCTGTTCCGTAGCCTCGGTTTCGTCGAGGTCGGCATCCCATGAGAGCTTTTCGTTAGCCATTTTGGTTTTTCCTTTCTTTGTGTTTACTTCTTGAGAACCTGCGCGATCCTGTCCATGCCCTTCAAGAGCCATTCCACGAAAGCGTCAGACCATTCGGAGAGGGACGAAACCTCGCCGTAGCGGTCGGCATGCTTCGGGTTGTACTTGTCGAACATCTGCTTCTCGGTGAGGTCGTATGCCGCCATCGCCTTGCGGAGCTTGACGATGATCGGGCGTTCGGTCGAATCGTCCTCCAGTTCCGGCGGCAGATCGTCCGTCGGCTCGGGCTCGGGCTTGGGCGCGGCTTTCGGCTTCTCGGCCTTGGGCTTCGCTTCGACTGGCGCCGGCTTCGGCTTCTCGGGCTTGGGCGCGGTCTTGTCGGTCGAAACCTCGATGATTCCCTGAAGGTTCTTCTGGAACGCATCGAGCGTCATCTTCTTCTTCATGGGCGAACCGTCGGGCATGGTTATGTAGTTGCGGCATTTTCCGTCCCATGTTGAGGAGTGTTCGGTGTAGATCATGCGCGTCTCGTCAACGGCAATCGTCACCTTGGAGCGTTCCTTGCCCTTCGTCTCGGTGAGAACATCGTAGATGCCTGTCACATAGAGGTCGGACGCTTCAAGGACGGTGGCCGCGCACTTGGGCGGCATACGCATCGCCCAGCGGTTCCAAGTCTTGCCGGAGGTTTTCTCCGTGAAGGTCTTGTTGCCGTCGATGTGGACGGACACGAACACATCAATGCCGCAGCCACGGGCGATGTCTGTCTTGAGGATGTCCCAAATCTTCTCCCATTCGGGCTTGAAGATGTTCCAGCACTTGCCGTAGTCGAACTCTTCCATGCTCTTCCACTTCTCGCGCTGACAGAGGTCGGCGGACAGCACGGACACCAGCTTGTCGGCGGTGTCGATGCAGAGGGATTTCATATCGTCCGGGCCTTTGCCGCTCTTGATCTCCTGCAACACCATGAGCAGTCCGGCGACCGTGCCGTCAAACTCGATGCAGGGAACGTCAAGGCCGAAACTGCCCTCGTCCACGTCAAGGAAGTACGCGCCTGGCATCTTCGCCATGGTGGTTGACTTTCCGAAACCTTCGACGGCGGCAATCGCCGCGACGATGCCGCGCGGCTTCTTGTTCTCTCGTCTGATGATCATTCCGTCACCTCGCCTTCCATCGCCTTTGCGATAATGTCGGCAATCTCGGCGTCATCGCGCTCTTGGAAGATATGCGCGAATCCCATCATGCTGCGGACCTTCTCCTTGCGGCTCCTCACAAGGTCGATGACAGCATCTGCGCCATAGGGCTTGTCCCACGGTGTGACCGTGATACTTGCGCCTTTTTCGACGCCGAACGTCATGCCGTAGCGCGTCAGCCGGATCGCGTAGCAGAAGTAGCCGTTCCTGTTGAAAGCGACTCCTTCTTTCGCAATCTCCGTTTTAAGCGGCAACGCCACGACGCCGATCATGATAGTGTGGCTTTGCAACACTTCCTTGACTTTCGCATCGTCGATGCTTCCGCTGATGAAGCGCGATACCTTCTTGAAGGAATCCTGTTCATCCTTCTGGAAAAGTATCTCTTCAAGGTACTTCTCCTGTTCCTCGGTAACAACGCCAACCTTGTTCGTGAAGTTGACCTTGTTGTCGGGCGGCAACTGTGCGCTTGCCGGCTTCTCGCCTTTGAGCGCAGCGACAATCTCTTCTTTTGTCATTGTGCTTTCCTTTCGGGGTTTTACTCGTAGTCATCATCGCCAAGTTCCTTCGGCTCGGGCTTCGGCTCGGCCTTGGGCTTGGAAACATTCTTCTTGGGCATCGGGATCTTCACCTTCTCGCCCTGCGCTTCGCCGTCCTCGATGACAAGGGCGCATTCCTCGCCTGTCGATACGCGGGTGGCGATGCACTGCAAATCGTTCTCCTTGAGCCAGTTGTCGAACTCGGCAAGGGTTTCCAAGTCCAACTGCTCCAGCTTGTCGAGCAGAACGAACTTGCAATTGGGGTTGAGGCGCGACGCGATGGCGCAACCGACAATCATCTGCTGTGCGCCCGACATGCAATCCCACGCCTTGCCGTCGAGAAGGAGCGTGCCGTCCTCAACGGTGAGTCCGGGATAGGGCAGGTCGCAACCGTCGAGAAGCGCAAGCCGTTTCTTGCGGATTTCCTCAATCTCCTTGGTGAGCGTGTCGTACTGGTCGCTCAAATCGTCGGCCTCTTCCTCGCGCAGACGCTTGGCCTCGTTCTCGGCGATCTTGCGGTTGGTTTCCTCGAAGTCGGCGATCTGCGCCTCAAGTTCCGAAGTGTCCTCCATTTCAAGATCTGCGGATTCGGCCTCGGCGATGTTCGCCTCAAGCCGCTTGACGGCTTCGGTGATCTCCTTCAACTGCGCCTTGTAGGTGGCAAGATGCCGCTTGTTCGCCTCCAGATCGTCGGCCAACTTCTGCTTCACGCCGTTGCGGCCAAGAATCTCCTGTTGCTGGGCGATCAGTTCCTTGACGGAAACCTTCTCGTCCGGCACATCGTCGTGATACGGCATGTCGGCAGCGGCCTTTTTCTTCTGCTCGGCCATGCGTCCGACAGTCGTTCGCGTGTCGTACTTCGCCTTTTCCTCGCGCTCCAACTTCGCCAGTTCATCGCCGATGCCAAGGATCTGCAAGAGGATGTCGGCTTTCTCCTTGTCCTTGGCAAGAAGGAACTTTGGCAGGTCGATTGCCAACTTGCTGATGACCGCATCAAGGATGGCTTGGCCGTGCCGCTTGCCGTCCTTGTCGGTGACGGTGAGGTTGGAGTTTTTGCCTTTGCGTTCGATGACAAGCCCATCGTCCGTCTCGATGTGGATAACGGTGTCCGCAACCGCACCTTCGCGCCGGAGATTCGATGGCTTGTACTTCTCGCCGCCCAATGCGTAGGCGATTCCGTCCAAAACGGAAGTCTTGCCTTGCGCGTTCTTTCCTCCGATGACAGTCAAGCCGTCGGCGGAAGGTTCAAGGCGAATCGCTCGGATTCGCTTGACATTCTCCATCTGGAGTGATGTTATCTTCATTTGTGCTTTCCTTTCGTGTAGTAGGCGGCTTCGTACCGCCCATAAAAGTTCTTTACGCGCGTTTTCCAGATCCAACCCTTCGACACCATGCGGTTGAGCGTCCACCATTTCACATTGCGGCTCCTGGTCGTGCGCAACACGATGTCACGCGCACGGAGCGGCTTGCCTGCCTTGCGGAGGATGGTGAGTATCTCGCGGTATCTGGCCTTGAGGGAATATGGGTCTTTGGGCTTGTCGATCAGCATTGCGTGGCGCATTCCGATTTCATCCTTGCGCTTGAGCAGGGCTTTCGCAGTCGCAATGTCGCAGTTGGGACAGTTGTATGTCCGCAAGCACCCGCTGCAATGGTTCGCAAGGGTGCGCATGTAGGCTACGCAATCGCGTTCCCAGTTTGCCTGTTCGACTGTACTCATGATTGGCGTTCGACCTTTGAGTTCTTGGCAAGCCAGCCGATGAAAAGGGCGCGTGGGATTCTGCGAGTGTGTCCGTTCAGACGGAAGTGCGGACAGACGTTGCGCTTCCGGCGCATCCATGCGCGGAGTTTGCGCACAGTTATACCGCTTTCTGCAAGTTCGGGGGTTGCGATCAGTTCATCTTCGGTCATTATGTCGCTGGGGACAAATGTGAACGGATCGTTGATTCCTCGCCGTGCGCGATTCAGCAAACGCACTATTTCATCTGACGAAACAAGTCCGCTTCTGCTCGGTTTTATAAGCCGATAACTCTGCCTCAAGTTGAGACGGAGCCGGTTCGTAAGAAACGATCTGTCAAAAAAGTAATTCACTAGCGTTGTGCCTTCTGTTGCAGCGCCTCTTCGACTGTCCACCCACTCTTCAACCTTGCGTGGATGGTTTTTGGCTGAACGCCAATTTCACGCGCCCATTGAGACACTGTTTGATGCTTGCCGAATGCAGTAAGGAACACATTGCTTGTCTTGTTGTTTTGCTGGTCACACATTGTCACCCAACGGCAATTCGACGGTTCGTAATCCCCAATCGGGTTAATTCTGTCAATGCTCAAGTTGTCGGCATATCCATGCGCCAAGGCCCACGACATGAAAGACTTGAAGCTGTTACGCCATTCATCACAAACTTTTATCCCGTGTTTTGCGTACGAGGCGTTTCGTGGTGAAGTCAATCGCCCGTTGCACCGTCTAATCATGTTTCCCCAGATCGTATAAAGCCGAGTGCCTGTGCAACCGTGCGTCTTCTTGGCCGCTACCCTCATTTCATGGCGCAAACAGCCACATGAGTTGTGGTGGCCTCTTCTCAGGTTGTTGTTCAAGATGGTCTTTATCGCACCACAGTCACAGCGAACAACGGATGTTTCGGCATGGTGAATGCTACCATCTTTTCGCTGAAACTCAACAGGCTCTCCCTTGTCGATCACAACAAGGCGACCAAATCGCGTTCCGGTCTTTATGGGTTTGGGCGTTCCCATTGTTTTCAATCCTTATTCTGCGGCTTTCCCCTCGTTGATGGCCTGTGCCGCCTTGAGCGTGTAGAAACGCGCAAACGATGCGGCGGAGCGGCTCGTCTTCTCTGCGGCAGACTTGATAGCCTGCGCATCTTCCTCGGCGCAGAAGAACTGCACCGCAACCTTCTTCCCCTCTGCGGGGCTTGTCTCGTTCTCTTCATCAGACATTTTGTTATCCTTTGTGACTTTCTGTTATCGCTCTGGACAAAAGTAGTGGCGTTTATAGTCAAACTGTGATATAATGTCGCTACCTTGCCTTTGAACGGCATGTAGTTTATCACAATCTGTCATAGAGGTCAATAACAGAATGTCAAAAAAGTTGACAAAATTTGCGGAGCGGCTTCGGGCCCTTCGCGGAACGCGCAGCCAGATGGAAATGGCGGCGTTCGTCGGCGGCATCACCCAAGCGGCATGGGCGCAATGGGAGATGGGCGCACGACAGCCGAAACTGGATGTGTTCGCGCATCTCTGCAAGCGGCTCGGCGTACACGCCGACTGGCTTCTGGGGATGGACGATTTGCCACAGCCAGCCAAGCCGACAATCAACGAGCAACTTGCCTTGCTCAAGGCTCAACTCGGCGAGACATCGAAAAGCATGGAGGGAATCATGGCGCAGATAAGCCGTCTGGAACAGGAGCGCGGGAAATGAAAACGGATACAGAAGGGAAGAATGGTGGCGGATCGCTTCTCCGTTGGATTGGGGCGATTATATTACCGTTTGTTTTAATGTTGATTATATCGCTAATTGGATTGGTGTTGGCAAACTCACCAATACCGACACCGTGGCACGATCCAGAATCAGGGCAAGACGGAATAACCTTGCTAGGCTCAGCGTTCTTTGCAGGGTGTATTTTCTCTGCGTCCGCCCATGCTCTAGCACCACGAAACAAAAACGTGATGACGGTTATCCTGGCTTCTGTCTGGATTATCTATGTTGTTTACGGGATGTTTACAGCATACGAACTTGTTGGAAAGCTTGGTGTGTTGCGTCATGCTATTGGAATAGCTGGTATCATAGCTACAATGGTTTCATTATGGCAAAAATCTAAACAATAACGCCGCCGGACGAATCCGACGGCGCGTGGCTCAGTCAACCCAAGTCTCGGGCTTTAGGTCTGGGTGGTTTTTTAGCAACGACTTTGCCAATCGGTGTGTCGCTTCTGCGATTGTGATGTTATTCACAAAAGCATACTTTCGGAACACCAGATAATCCGGCTCACGCACAGTGAGGGAGCGAGTTGGAACAACTTTCATTGACGGATCCTTTTGCGATCCAGCCGGTCTTCCACCTCGGTTATGCTTACGGCTTCTTGCTGCCAGACTTCTTGCTGCCGATAATTCGGCTGCGTTCTTTGTCTTTCTTACGTATGGCATTTTACTTGGTTTCTCCTTTATGAGTATGAATACGACTGAACGACATCGTGTAGCCATTCAGAAGGTGTTTTGTTTACGTCGTTCGCCAACTGCTCAATGGTTTTCTTATCCTCGGCCGAAAGTCGAATCCACCACAGCGATTTGTGCATGGTGAAACTTTGCTGTTGAAGTTTTGCAATGCGTCCTTTGAACCTTTTGAAAACATTTTCAAAGACGGAATTGTATACCGAATCGTCGAGGTCGCGCCGGTCTTTTTTTAGGTCTTTGGCAATATCGTCAATTGCCCTCCAGAAAGTGCGCTTGTCACAACCGCTTGATTCTAATGCCTTGTTGACGGTCATTTTTAAGCCGTTAAAAGTGACGTAGCGTATCGGCGGCAACCTCTCTGCATAGATTTGTTCTACGCTTTTTGATTTCAACGCCGTCTGCAAATCGTCAAGATTCAAGTGCAAGAGCTTGCTCCATCCCAACAGATTCAGGTCGAGGCCAAAGCCAACGATTCCTTTCGGGTTTAGAACCTGCTTCCAAACGAGTTTACCATCTTCTTCGACCCGCTTGCCGACAGTTGGCGTAAACCTAAAAACAAGTTCATCGAGAAAAACACTTTTCTGCTCCTTGCCCTTGTCGTTGGATATGGCAACCTTCTGTCCGAGAAGGTAATCTTGGCTCTTTGCGTGTGCAAAAAAGGCGTCAAACGATTCAACGTCTGGAGAGACGATCAATCCTCGCATTTTGCAACGCTTGATAAAGAACCGATGTTCGCTCAAGAGGAACGCTTTTTCGGTCTTATTGTAGTATTCTTGAAAGCCTGCTGGTTTTTCCATTGAATAATCCTTTGTTTTGGATGATTGGTATTATAGCACACCAATTACCCTTGGCGCAATCCCAAGGGTAATTGGTGTGCTTCTTGAAACGAGACACCTCACACAATTTGCTTCTCTTCAATCCATGCACAATGAACGCCAATTACGTTCTCAGCATCATCCACAACAAGACAATAGCCATTATTGCGTTCCTGTGTTATAGCAGTCACGTCAAACTTGTCGGACGAATAATCGGCGTCAATACAATCCTTTTTCCAGTCGATGTATTCTTTGCAAATGGCATTTGCCTTATTATAGTCTGAATACACGCCTAAACACTTTGCTTGATGACTGTTTGAATTATCAAGCAAAGTTCCGGGGCTAATGTGATCGCAATCGTCTGCCTCTGACGAGTACACTCCAAAACCCGATGAAACGATTTCGTACATTGCAACATACACTTTCATTGTCATTATTCCTTTCGGTTTAGTTTTTTGTTTGGATTCGATTCTCGGACACTCGCCCGAAATCGTCGATTACGGCGATGTCGAACGGCGCGGTCGTGCGCAGACCTTCGCCCAACATCTGCGTGAGGGCATGATATGCCGCTCTAGTGACGTGCGGCTCGTCTATCTTGTCCGTGGGACGGCTCACAACAACCTTGCGGGAGCGTTTGCCGTCCGCCGAACAGATTTCAGCCTGCACGATTCCGACGCCGCACAGGGCGTTTATCGCGGCTTCTCGCTTGCGGTCGAGTTCTTCCGCCGTGTGCGTGAGGTCTGTCAAGAGCGACACGAATTGCGGCAGTTCCGTCGTGGTCGTGCCGCTCTCCCCTGCGGCACGACGATAGGCAGTCCAGAAGTTCTGCGCCGACGCAACCTTGAGGTAGCACTCGCGCACAAGTTCCAGTTGTTCGCTGATGTCTTTGATGTTCATCACGCCACTCCTTCAAGTTTCGCGCCGCCTTGGATGTCGCGCACGACACTCTCGAACGCAACACCTTCGACGATCCACGACAAGCGCACCTTCAGGACACGGGGATAGCAGCTGCCATCCTCCTGTTCCTTCGGGTAGTCCGCGACCTTGCCGGCGACCTTGGCCGCGCTTTTGGCATCGTCGAACAACCTTACTTGTTCCGGCAACGTTGTTTCGCCTCCGTCTTGCGCAAGGAACGACGTATCAACGCTCCCGTTATACTCCGTGAATAGCCGTGTCTGCACGACATAGCCTATTGACTGAACCACCTCGAACGGGTAGTGTTCAGGTCTGTAGATGAAATCACCGTCATCGGTGAATCGTTTGTTGTTTGTGCTTGTCATTGTTAGTCTCCTATCCAGTTGGGACACTTCTCGTTGTCGCGATACCGCCAGTCCCTGTGCGGATCGTCAATCTCGCATTCGCAAGTGTCGGTCGCTTCGTCCACGCCGGAGCAACGGCGGCATGTGCCGCAGTAGCCGATCTCCTCTTCCAGATATTCCATGCTCATGCCTCCTTCGCTTCCCAGTAGGTCGTTTTCATGTTGCATTGCCGTCCGGCAAGCCGATAGCGGATGTTCGCTATTGCTTTCTTCGGGCTTGTCGCGACGGTCTCGAACTTGCCGAGGTGGGTATAGACTACGTATCTCTTCATTGTCTGGTTTCCTTTCGTTTTATTCGCCAAGCGGCAAACCGTCTGCCGCCTCTGGCTTGAAGAGTTTTGGATGATTGCGCACAAGCCGCGCGTTTAGGTCGTCAGCCCACGCAAAGAGCCAGCGAGTCCATGCCGCAAAGTCCTCGCGGGTGGGTAGTGCTATGTCGAAGTATTCAGCCGTTGTCATTGTTTCGCTCCTTACTACCTGAATGGCGAATAGGCCAGCGCGCAGACATGCGCGTCCGGCATTGCGGACAATGCAGCGGCGGCGGTCACGCCGGACGCGATCACGTTGTCGATGATAAACACATCGCCTTTCGGCTTCGCGCCTTTAACGCGCATCTTGATCTCACATGGCGCGAAGCCGTGCTTCTTCTGCGTGTAGTTGCTTTCGTGCGGTTCGCAACGGAGGCAGTCTACAACCTTGTGGCCTGTCGCCTCGGCAACGTCGAGCATCACGTCCGCGCGACCCTTGTGCGACGGCATGGGCACGACCACGGCGTCTGACGGCAACATGATGCCGAACAGTTGCGCGGCCTTCTGTACACATTCGGCGTCCATGTCTCTCACGCCTCGCGCCAGATGGCGCAACCAACCTTCGTACCTGCCAAACCAAATAAGCCTGTCGGTATTCATTGTTTCATTCTCCTTGTTTCATCGCGTTGTTGACATACCAACGCCAAGCGGCGATGGCTTTTTCACGGTCGCAACCGTAGAAAAGTTTTCCGTGCTTCGGCGTGAAAATCCAATATCCGCCGTCGATCTCGGCTAGGATGTGCCCAGCCTTGCATTTCAAGAGTTGCATGGCGTTTTCTCCTTTATGCCTAGGAAAATGTTGAGAGTGCGTCCGCTTTGAACGCTCGGAAACACATACCGCACGGCCTGTGCTTTCATGATGTTTTCATCGTCCGTTTCTGGCACGGCGAAAACATGGACATTCCCTGCGCCTTTGTCGCGATATTCAACAAGCGCATCTACAAGTTCGTTCAAAGTCATGACCTCACCTCCAGTCTTGAAGGAAGTCCGGCAGTACAAAAAGCCTCTGCGCCGATCACCACATTGTCACACGCGCCCCAGTTCATCACGTCTTGGTTGCGGTAGTTTGCGGCTATCGCGTTCGCCTGGACAATCGACATTGCGCCCCATGGGCATCCCTCACTCTCGCAAGAGACGGAATAGCCGAAATCTCCAGTTTCATGGATAATCCAGACATTGCCGATATGCGCGATTACTTCCTTCTGCCGGAATTCGGAACGCGAATGTACGCGCCTCTTGCGCCTGTCGGCGAACGCGCTCTTGAGTTGCGGTCTGCTCTTCTGGTAGTAAGGCCTGCCGTCCTTTGTGCGCCTGTATGGGTTGATGTACAACATTGTTCACCTCCTAGAGCATCTTGCGAAAGTTGTCCATCGCTTCAACGGCGTTGGCGTATGTGCCGAACAGCTGTTCGTGCGCTCCTACGCCTCTCTGGTAGGTGCGCAACCGATAGGTTACGGCGTTCGTGTCCGTGTCGATCTCGGCTGTAAGCATAGCGTTGTCCCATCCGCAAATGCGCGAGACTTCAACTGTGAGTGTCTTTCGGTTCATGGTCGTGTCCTTTCAGTCGGTGATTCTGTAGAAGTGTGTCCGGGCTTCCTCCGGCCATTGCAGCGCAAGGTCGTCGATCTGCCTGTACATTTTCTCGTAGGCCTTGTAAATCTTCCCTGCGCGTGAATTGGGCGGCGGCAGTTCGCCTCCGATTCGCGCAACAAGTTCGTTCATGAGGTAGTTCAAGGCAATGTAGAGTTCCGTCACTTCGTAGGGATCGCGTTCCTTGAGGTCTCCGCAACGCCTCAAGGTTTCCCATGTTGCGCGAAGTCCGAATCTCTGCGCAATCTCAATGTCGAAGTAGAAGAGCGTGGACGGACGCTTGCCGTCATCGTTGAACGAGGGAAAGCGGTCGCGGTCTGGAATTGCTTTTGGCAAGTAGTACATGGTTTGTTCCTTTCTGCCCATGCCGCCGGATTCGACGGCATGGGCGATTGTCGGTCTACTCGTTCACCATCGGGATTCCGAACGCCACATAAAGCAGGGCGTTGGAGATGACTTCCGCAAGCGCGAACGCCTCAGCCGTGCGGAGCGCGAACCAGATACGCTCAACATCGCCGTCAAAAGGCTTGCGCGAAACATCGAGCACATAGCACGGCACGGGCTCAATGCGGTGTTCAAACCTGACTACCGTGTTCCCCTTGATTGTGCGGTGGAATAGTCCCTTGCCGTCCTCTATTGATTCTGCGCAACCTCTCAAGACTTGGAGAATCTGCGCCAGTTCGATGATTTCAAACTTGACGGAGATAGCCTTGTCCCAGTCCATCGAGGGATAGGGTTCGGATTCGGTTGTCTTCTGCGGCGCAATAGCCGCGAAGATACTGCCGTCCGTCTGGTCGTGTGCGGGATGCAGTTCAAGGCGCAGGGCTGTCCCTGTCCCCTTGCCGTTCGGGTGATACATTGTCCATGTCGGTCTTTTCATTGTCTGTTCTCCTGTTGGTTGGTTTGAGTTGTCGATCTGCCTTTTCAGCGCGTGGTCGATCAGGCCGCGCGGACGGCGGACGAATCCGCCGTTTCGGCTTCTACTCCTTCCCTGCGCAGAACGCGACGCATCCGGCTGTGCCGCCAACAAGAGCGACGATGCCGGAAATGCCGCCTAGCGTCGCGCCTGTCCTGTCGGAGACTTCGCAAAGTCCCAGATAGGCAAGCGCGAACGCAAACCATGCCAGTCCGGCAAGCCAGACGCACAATGCGATTCTCGCCAGTCTGCTCATGCGTACCTCCATTTCACGCCAAGGGCCTTCTCGGCTTCCTGTGCGCTGTTGGCGGTGAAGTCCCCGACAATCTCCTTGCCGTGGTAAATCCATCCCCAGTAGCGCATTCTGCCGTCACTCCAGAAGAGTTGCGGGACGCTGTGCCGCTTCGGATCGTAGGTCGCGCCGTCGTACATGTCGATAATCATGCTGCCAACTCCTTCCTCGCCATTTCCCATCCGTAGATTTCGCACACATGGGGCGCAAGCGAACGGGTCACGCGCTCCATGTCCGCATCCGATACCTTTCCGCTCGTCAAGCGGTCGAGAAATGCGTCGAGCGCATCGTCGCTTATGTCCTCGCGGATTTCCCTGAAGGTGTAGCAGTTCGTGCCGTCGTGGTGTCCGTCGGCGGCTCGGATGTCCTCGCCGTCAAAATAGACGCGATAGGTTTGCGAATCGCGGCAAGCCTGGTCGAGGACGGCGTTGAGGTTGCGCTCGTCGATTATCCTGTAGCCTGTCGGACGTCCCCACCACAAGCCAAGCGATCCGTAGCACAGTATGCGCCCGTCGAGCGGCTTGTCGAGGTTCATCTTCTCGGCTTCGTACTGGATGCGCGTTTCGTCGGCTATGTAGTCCCATACGGCGGTGTCGCTCACCTCGTCCGGGGATTCGCCCAACTCCTCTGCACAGTTGCGCCTTGCCTTGTCGAAGTCGTAGGCGCAAGCGTCGTTGTCGTAGATTGTCCGTTCGTTCGCGTTCATGGTTCAGTTCCTTTCGTTCTTAAGGTCGATGATTCGATAGTCGCAGTTGAGCCACATGGCACAACTGGCGCGAGCGGCCTTGATCGCTCCTGTCCAATTCGCCTCTTCCCTCGTCGGGTAGGTGTCGGCAAGCCGTGTCCAGCCGTTGCCGTAGTTGATTTCGATCTGGAACATGGCTTAAAACCTCCTTTCCACGATGTAGGCTACGGCGGCGGCGATTGCGCAGAATGCCGCCCATCCCCAGAATCCCCAGACGGCTACTGCCGTCCAGAATGCCACAGATACCACTATTCCTGTTTTCATTGTCATTTTCCTTTCCGGCTTTCGCCTAGTTTGTCGTTGCGCAGATAGTTTATCAAATAATCTGATGTTGCGCAATACCAAAAAACAACAATTTTTTACATGCGTCTTTCCCCTTGTTTTATTGGGCGAAATCGACTTCGCGCCCACTTGTGACAAATGACAATGACAAAAATTTTTGTCACAAAAACTGTCATGACAAATGACAACATGCCTTTTGTCATTGTCATAAATCCCTGACATGACAACGCCAACGCGCACGCGCGTAAAAGAAAGGTTACAAGCCATCCATTACGCGCGTGTAAGAGCGTTTCGTGCGGCTACAACTTCCCTACACGTGCGCGCACGGTGCGGCGTAACAATGACAACGGATGCTTACGCAATGTGACGTGCGGTTGTCACCGCGCAAGTCATATCGCAGGGCGGATAGCGATATGCCATGCAACCACAACCGGCACGCACATTGCCAGTCGTAAGCCTTTCCCGATTGTCACGCAATGGTCTAGCACCACCCCGACAATGCGACAATACAACCATGAGCAAAAACAAGATTCTTTCGCCACAGGAGTTGGCAGACCTAGAGACGCTTTGCAGTCTTGCACACCACCCCAACAAACAACTGCAACTGACCGACGATGGACAGATTCCGGCCAAGGGCCCACCTTTGCGTTTGCAAAATCTCGCGCTTCCTATGCGCGTGTGCGCGTGCAGGGTGCTGTTGGCGGTTGCCAATGGGGCGCACTACAAGCAAGCGTTGGCCGATCAAGGCTTGACACACCTCCAGTTTACCGCGATCCGGCACAAGGATCACGATTTCGCGCTGGTCTTTGAGGCGGCGAAACGCGCAAGCCTCGCCCTGACTGCAGCAAACGCCAAGACTGGCCTTGATAGACTCGTCACCGAGGACGGATGCGGTCTAAACGCCAAGGCTGTCATGTTCGCGGCTGAACGCCTAGACCCAGAAAGGTTCGGCAAGGCGGCAGACGAGCAGGGCGGCGGTGGTCGATCTGGCGCAAAGACGGTGTACAACATCGTCATCAACGCCGGATCTGGGGCTAGACCTTGCGGCAACCTTGCGGAAAACCCCACACAGACGCCTGTAATAGACGCAGAATCCCATGAATAGGCGGTTAGACAAGGCAAAGGCTTCGGGTGTCACACCCCAAAAGGGCGCAAAAGGGCGTTCTGTCCCGCCTGTCGGCAAGCCGGAAGGCAAGCGCGGACGCTCGACGGCAGACGAAAGCGATGTCGAAGGACGCATCACCGACGAACGCACACCTTCACGAAGGATGCGAACGCCGAAAAGCGGTGGCGGTTCGACCTGCTGCGCGGTCGCTGGCGGCGCCGGCCGGGGTGTGGGGGGTAGCGTCGCGTCGCTCGCCGCCCGCCGAGGAACCGCGCGGGGGGCCCCCGCGTGTTCATTCGTGGGCAGGGTTCGGAATCTTGGGCGAGGGGTATGGGGGTTTGGTTCCATCGTCGGCTGGATTCCTGCGGACGTGCGTCCGTGGTGGTGGTGTCGGCGGATGGGCTTGAAGCAGATATTCAGTCGGCAGACTGGGCCGCTTGTGAGGGCCAGGCCGTATGTGCTTGGCGATGACGGGCGGTATCACCTGCCGGAGAGGTGGGAGGAGGTCTGATGGAGAAGCCGAGGGTGTTTGACTACAGGGCTAGTCCGACGTGCGCAGCGTTCCATACTGCGCCGGTCGGCAGCTGGAAGTACAAGGGGATTCGCGGGCCGATAGGGTCTGGGAAGTCGGTTGCGTGCTGCTTTGACATTTTCCTGTTTGCCAACGATCAGATCCCGGTCAATGTCAATGGGAGGAAGATTCGTTGGATAAAGTGCCTCGTCGCGCGAAACACGTTTTCGATGCTTAAGAACACGACGATAGAAACATGGCTTGAGTGGTTTCCCGATACGAAGATGCACATGTCGTCGCCGATAAAGGGGCGGCTGGAGATGCCGTCTATCCACAACGACGGGACGTGGATACGCATCGACTTGATTTTCTATGCCTTTGACAGTCCCACTATCAAGACGGACGTGATGGGGCTGGAGATTTCGTGCGCATGGATGAACGAGGCGCACCAGATGGACTGGGACACGATACATCTTGCCTCGTCGCGCATCGGGCGATTCCAGCCCGTGAAGGGTACGATGATCAAGTCCTACGGCACGATCATGGACACGAACGCGCCGAACGATTCGAACTGGTGGTACTTCAAGGAGCAGGTTGAGCGCCCGGACAAGATGCTGTGGTATGTCCAGCCGCCGGCGCTGATCTTGACGAAGGGGAAGGACGGGAGCGACCTGTACCTAGACAACAACCAGGAGAACGCGAAGAAGTACGGGATATTGCCTGCGGAGAACGTAGAACATCACAGTGCAAAATTCTGGTATTGGCGGGACATGCTCATAGGCGGCAAGCCTGATATGATCAAGCGTCTCATCCTGAACCAGTACGGGACGAGCTGGGATGGCCTCCCGATCTACCACGAATGGAACTGCGACATCCATGTGAAACACGGTTTGCCGTTCATGAGGGGGTTGCCGCTGCACATCGGGTGGGACTTCGGACGGACGCCGGCTGCGGTGTTCTTGCAGCTGGGGCGGGACGGGGTTTTGCGCGTCCTCGGGGAATGCACCTGCAAGGGGATGTCGATACAGCAGTTCTTCGTGGAAGTGGTGCGTCCGTACATGCAGCGGCGCTTCGAGTGGCCTAACTGCAAGGTCATGGGGTGGGCGGACCCGTCGGGCGCGAACATGGGCAACGAGTTCAACATCTCGTGCATACAGGTGTTGAATGCCTACGCCATCCCTGTGCTGCCGGCGCCGGGGCTGAAGAACAACGACTTCAACGTGCGTCGCGACGCGGTGGGCGAGTTCATGCGGCAGATGTGCGGCGGACAGCCGGCGTTTCAGGTTGACGGTGACGAGTGCCCGGAGCTGGTGGCTGGATTCAACGGCGGGTACTGTTACAAGAAGATGCGGACGGTGACGGGGCTTGGGGAGGAGCGGTACGCGGACGCGCCGGACAAGACCAGCCCCTTCACGCATCCGCAGGACGCGTTGCAGTATGGCGTCTTGGGCTCGACGAGGGGGGACATGAGCGGGTTCACGGCGATGCAGGGGGCTGCGGGCGTGCAGGGGTTCATGAACCTCGCGGTCGGGGAGGATCTCGAATGCGTCTAGCGGCCCGAAAATGGCGATGTCCTGTTTCGCTAGGTTTTACGGGCTATTTCGGATGCGAACGTCCAGCGGGTTGACCGTTTTTGTCTGTTTCGTACATTATTTGACGT